ATTCGCACCGTAAATTGCTTTAAAGCTGTCTTCCAGTTGAGTGACAATTGTTTCTAGGCTTTCGAGATTAAGCCCAGTTGAATCGACGTAGTTACTCATAACTCCACGCTCCCTTGCACGCCGACTGTGTTAACGGTGTCTATCCAATAGCGTAGCACAAGCGTGCGCTCATCGTTTAGTGGTTCGATTCGTAAATCAGTGACAGCCGTCACACCGTCTACGTTAAATATAACTTCTCTGATTTCGAGCAGCGTCAAAACGATATCCTTTTGACCGAGAATCGAAAACCACCGTACCCCGACCGCTCCGTCAAAAAAGCACTCACCTCGGAAAGTGCGTACCTTCGTCTCGATGTCTTTTGCTATCGCGTCGTCGTCCGACATGTAATCCGACAGCCCTTTGCCAAATACCCAATCATCGGTGAGGCGAGAGCCCCGAAATGTAGCAGTCATGACTTACTCCAATAGTTGAGCGATTTGTGTTTTCAATGCGGCTTTTGTTATATCTATCGTCGCATAAGCCATAGTTCCGGGAGTGTTTAATGCTGTGACAGTTGGCGCTCCGGATTTGATTTCAGTCACAAGGTCATCTATTACTTTTTCGAGAATGGTCTTCAAATCACTCGCAGAATTTTTCATCGCCAACTTATTCGCCTTGGCATCGACCTCTATTTTTCCGTCAATCGTTATGTTGCCTTCATCGGTCTTTAGGTTGAGCGGTTTCGCTTTGCCGTCCAGCGTTATGCCTGCGTTGATGGCAATCTCGCAATCTTGGTTTTTGATGGTGATGGGCAATTCAAGAGCGTTCAGCATGACGGCATCAAGAGCGAGCTCAAGCGGATTGCTTTGTGGTCGGATGCCGACAATCGCCATGCCGTCTGAAAGCGAATGAGCACGCGGAGACGCTGGTGCCCGCAATTCGCCTGAATACCACCAGTCATCGATGTCGCGGTCATTGAACATAAGAATGCACCAGTCACCGACCTTAGGCGGGATGAACAAATGAGCGCCACCGCCAGAAAGCACGAAAAGAGGCACGTCAACAAACAATGGATAGTCTAGCTCACGTTCGTCACTTAGCCGTCTTTTGAATGCACTAGAGCACGTTATCGTGTTCTTCGCTGCGTCGATGCTTTCAATTTTGCAAATCAGGTGACAGTTAATTTCCCGACTCACATCGTACTTGACTCGATTCAGCATGTCGGCTGTGTTTGGCGCTGCCTTTGGAAATTGCAAGTCCGTCATGAAGGCCTCACAAGTTTAAAGAGTTTTGAATCTGGTGGAATCTGAAGCTTGAGACGAGTCGTCACTCGCCCATCGACTTGAGGCGATATGAGCCCTTGGTGTTCAATTTCAATCACTCGATATGTACCGGTCGCCTCAGGGAACGTGATGCTTTCTAGTTCAAGCGCCTGACAGATCGTCACACGTGGCTCGAATATTAGCTCGACCTCAACCGTTTGCTTGTTCTTGCGTGGCGTCCCTATAAGTCCGGTGCTGGCGTCAATCTTGCCGATATCACCCGGAAGTATTTCGTCATCGGCGAGAACGTAAGCGTGATTCTTATCTATAAAAAATCTTTGACGGCTCGCTACTCTTAAATATTCGACCGGATTGCCGAAGATAGTTTGCCCGCGTTTCGTCACGTCTTCGTACCCGTCGCCTACGGTTGCCCCGTCGATTCCGGGGAGTGATTTCATGAGTCCAGTTAATACCTCCTGAATCTTCTGCCCTGCGTTTACGGTCGTTTGCGCTTGCCCTTCAGTCATCGCATAGCCACCATCGAATGCCTCGATGACGGTTAGAAAGTCAGCTCCCTGTCTGTACGATTCTGCTTGTTTCACAAAGCCATTGAACAGCATTGGCAAGTTTTCGTTGCCGTCATTATCGTAACCGGCAAAGAATTGAATCGAGCGCAATTCAATTGAGAACGGGTCTTTGTAAATCAACCTACGAGTGTCAGGGTTCAAGTTGTAAATCGTAAAAGAGCCCGTGTTTGCTGAGCCGTTGATTGACCGCATGATGTTGAAGTCGCATGAAAATGGCGTGGCAATATCCAGCACCTCATTGCTGCCTTCCGCTTTGGCAACTCGCAACAAATATTTGCGCTGAAACTTATCCATACTCTGCCTCTAATTCTTGCACCTCGGTTTGATTCAAAATGTACAGTGTTGTCGTGCCGTCGATGAATGTGTTGATTGTCATCGGGTCTTGATAGGTTTTCGTTTCAACCAACAACCCGAACGGAATGCGGTTAGCGAATTGCAAAAGAATGTTTGGCATAAAGCACAACCGCATTTCACGAACCGAGAAATCATCATAACTTAAATCGAAGTACCAACTATTTTGGGTGTCACGCCAGTACAAAGTTAAGTCAGCTTCAATGCCGCTGTTTTCAATCGGCAACTTGTAACGCTGTTTTGGCTCCTCGGTGAGCCCTTCAATCTGGAACATCGAAAAACTCCTATTGTGGCACGACCGCGTTATAAATCTTTTTGACGAAACCGAGAGCATTATCAACACCGGCTGCTGCAAAACTCTTATCCTTGCCGCGCACGGTTCCTTTCTCGCTTACTGCTGCCTTTTGTATTTTGATTCGCCCTTTGATTTCTGTCGTGAGCTGTTTAGTCTTCGCCAGCGTGATTTGCTTGAGTGACACCGTGACGGATGTCCATTCGCTTGTCGTTTCATCTTGGTCAAAAGAAACACTTTCGATTGCCATGTTTTCGAAAGTTTCCCACGGCGTTTCGACGGTCAGCAAGCTTCGACCATAGAAAAATTGCTTGATTTCAAGATAATATTGCTGCTGCTTTGTCCGCGTCGGATTGCCGGAAACGATGTCCTTGATGTTCTTCAATTTGTCCAATGTCTGTTCAGTTGCCTGCTGAGTGCGCTTTAAACGTGCAAGTGTCTGAGTCGCCGATGTGCTGAACGCCGGAGACAGAACACCGACTGAAGTCAAAGCGTTCAATACCGTTTCGGCATATTGTTCGATTTTGCTTTTTGTCAAAACCAGCTCGGAAACTTTGCCTACAAGAGTGACTCGTATTGGCTGAATGGTGACGTGGTCTTGCATCATCGAATTGTCTTCGACCGCGTGGTCGGTGATTGCTGCCTGAAGTTGCAGCGTCTCGTTTTCTGGAATTGAAAACACCAGCCCGTCAATTCCTTTGACCGTGTTTTGTGGCTTAACAAGCGCGGCGGTTGCACCTGCTAGTGAAAGTATTGAGCCACCCTTTTGGACAAGACTCGTAGCGCCTGAAGTTGCAGAGAGCAAAGTTGATACGACAGCCATTTGTCATTGCTCCTGTCGCGGCATTTGGTAAACCGCGTTAGATGTTTCTTGTCGCAAGCGTCTGGAAACTTCTTCGCTCACAGCTTTCGGGTCGCCGGTTCCGTTGACGTTGATTTGTACATTCTGATTCATCGTTGAAATTGCGCCAGCCATTGCCGGAGTGGGTGCAACTGCTGGAATCATCGCCGGCTCATTGAAGCCAAAAAAGCCCTTGATTGCGCTACCGAGGTCAGCGCCCTTCTCCATGACTGACTCACCGACACCTTTGACTGTGAGTTTTGCGTCTTCGAGGACTTTCTCAGGGTTTGTGAATAAATCGTAAATCAGTTTGAACGATGAAAACAATCCCTCGCCAATCATTTTGCCGGTTCCGATAATCCAATCCACGAACAACTTCCACGCGCCCTTGATGACTTCGATTTCAGTTGTGAAGTTTTTGGAAAGCGTAGACCACACTCGCCCCGTGACCGAATCGCCACCGCGCAAGAAAGTTGCGATGTCATCAATCACAAGTAGCACCGCTCCAAGTGCTGCGACTATGCCGAGGATGGTCACCGTTGCGGGAAAAAATGCAGCAGCCAATGCTGTTCCTATTACCCCGATTATTGATAGGATTATCGTCTTACGTGATTCGATGGCCGTCATCCAACCGATGATTTCTGTACCGATTCGCGCTAAGCGCCGAGCGAATTCCATGAATGGTTTCGTGATTGGCAAAATCATTGCACCAAGTTTAGTCAAAGCACGCTGAAACGCTGCCCACGTTGCCTTGAACTCAATTGAGAATTCTTTCAGCTCGCCAATTTCTTCCGGTGAAAGTATCAGCCCTTGGTCGGCTGGCTTTATTGACGCTCGCAATCTCAGAAACGTAATCATTTCCTCGGACAAGCCCATGTCCATTGCAAGCTTGGTACCCATTGCCGCTGGGCGAGTTTTGAGCATTTGTTCAATCTGATTCAATTGCGTCTCGGCATCAGCAAACCAGCTCACACCGGCGAGCTGAAACGCTCCGGCGTCACCGCGCCCAAGTTGAATATCCATTGACTTTGACTGCAATTCACGGAGCGAGTTTGCCACCTCGTCCGCTTCCACTCCGGTTTGCTCCGCTTGCATTTGAAGCTTTTGCAATGCCGTTGTGCTCATGCCTGAGTTGAGCCCGAACTTGAATAGCTGTTCCGATGCTTCCGCCGCTCGTGAGGTCAGCTTCACCATCCCAGCGACAACACCGAGGATAGCTACGCGGACTAAATTCGCCTTGCCAATTATATCGGTCAGCTTGCCGAGAAAGCCGATTGAACCAAACTCACTCTCACGGAAGAATTGCGGCAACTTCTCGCGTGCAATCAATTGCGCTTGCTTGCGAAAGTCCATCGCTTTGTCTTTGAGCACACCAAGACCCGCTTTAAATTTACCTACGCTTGCATTGTTTTGTTTGTCTTCGCCGAGCTTGAGCTTGACGAACAACTCACCGATATTCATTTTTCCCCCGGTTCGTTTAGCTCGTGGAATCTTTGCTCGTATTCTCTCATGGAACGCAAATGGTCGAAAGCGTCACAAACGACGTCGGCTCGTGTTTGCATAAGGTCTGACAGTGAACCATAGCCCGCTGCTGACAATTCACATAGCATGAATCTGTCCATCGTCATGTCGATGTGCATGGTCGGGGTCTTGAATTTAGGAGGCTTTCTTAGACCTTCGAATCTGAAAGCACTCCTTCGAGAAAAGGCGAACAGTTTTCCTTCAAAGCAAAAAATATAGCGAACAAATAATCCTTACGTGCCTCGACTGCGTTCCATGTTCTGTCGTCAATTTTCAGCCCGTCATACGTGCATTTCTTGAGGCATTGCTTGCCGGCTTTCTCGATGTCTGAATTGCTCAGGAGCTGGGTGAGCGGTCGTTTGAATTTCATTAGGTCTTGAGCCATGAAGTCCTTTCCGAGCTCAATGCCTTGCAAGTCAACTTCTATCAAGCCGATGATTTTCGCTACCTGCTGAAACACGGCGAATGCTTCAGAGAAGTCTAACGGTGTCACGTGCAGCTTTGCACCGGATGGTAAATCGTGTTCGCTCATGTATGCCTCCTAAACAAAAAAAAGAGGATGGTATGAACCATCCCCGTCAAGTTACATATTGATGCTTGTTCAAGCAATAGCGCGCGGAGCAACTGCAAATTGCATCGTGTAAACGCTCATCGCTTGTTCGGTGTCGCCTTCAACGTTGACAGTTGCTTCAACTGGTTTCGCAATGACACCACCAGTCAGCACGTATGTGTCGCGTGTCAAGTTTCCGGCACCGTCACCGATGACCTTGATGACTTCCGCGTTCATCAAAATGTAGCCTGCGCTATCAAGCTTGTATGCCTGAAGTTGGCTGTTTAAATATTTGTCATCGCCTGAGCCACGGAGAACATGCAATTCAAGCGACGCCTGATTACCTGTTTCGTTTTTTGCGTAGATGGTGTTGCCGTTCTTACCAACTTTGACCGTGACTAAATCATTCGGGTAAGTCAGCTTTGCCACGTCACCGGAACCGATGTCGGTAATGAGGCGGTCATTGATTTTGATTGTATCGTTACCTGTTAGTCTCTGAATCATTGTCTACCTCATTAACGGTTGATGTTGATGATAACGTCGGATGAATGCACAGCGCCAGCGAGCTTGAGCGCAATCTGAATCAACGGAGCCTTGCGAGCTTCGCGGTCGACTGAGGATTGCTGCGTGATAGGCAAGCTGTAAATGAAATAACCTTGCTCAGCGATATTGCGCTTGAAGTCCTCAGGGTCGCCGAATGTGTCGGGTGAAGTCCAGCTTCCCGGAGCTGACATTCCGTTTGCAACCGATTGACCGCACACTTGTCGATATGCACCTTTTAGCAAGTCCATCCCTGCTTCGGTCTGTGGAATTTTGCTGACCGTTTGAGCAAGTACATTGAATCCCGCAACTTCCATTGCAAGCTTGAGCCATTGCAAATTGAAACGCTCATCGAAGAATACGTTTGCACCGTATGAAAGCACAGAGGAACGCCCAGCGATGTTTGCGTACACATCCGCACCGACAACTTTTGCCTTCGAAAGCAGCGTGCTTGTTAGACCCTCGTCAGCAGTCACCCCAGCAATTTGCTTCAAGTGCATTGTGTTGGTTGTGTTGTCGCCAGCGAAATTGACACCGAGCGCACGGGACACATAACCGAACTTGAATGCTTCAATCTTGGTTGCGTCAGAATGGAACAAGCAGCGAGTGTTCGTAAGCGTCGCGCCTTGAATCAGCCCGAACAATCCACCGACTTCTAAGTCAGCCGAATCAGAGCTACCTACGATGTACAGCTTGCCGGCAGCTTGTGCGGCGGCAGCAGTCGCTTGAACAATGACATCGCTTTCTGCGAACGTCGTCGCGAATGAACCAAAGAACACGAGCGGAATGAAGGCAGCAAGCGCAGCGGTCGAGTCATCAGCAGCTGCAACTTTACCCACGATGAACTTTCCACCACCCGTGATGATATTCGGTGACTGTGAGAACACGGACACAGCAGCTTTGTAAACATCGCCGGTTGTACCCCAGTCGGTTCCGACATCGGTTGCGCTTGTGTACACGCGATATTCACCGTCAGCAATTGAAGCTACTGGTGTATCTTTCGTCATGCACAACAAATTGGAAACACTTTGCAGCGCAAGCCCAGCAGGTGGAGTTGCGACGGTGACGTTAATGACTTCGGAAATATTTATCATGCTCATATCGTTCCTTCCTCGGTTTCGGTTTCGAGTGTAAATGTATCATAATAAGCGACGGCGTTACTTTGAGTGTATGCCCTGAGCACGTTGAACTCAATTGTCATGCGATACAGTTGACGAGTTATCTCAGCAGCGCTCGTATCGAGAACGCTGTTTGGTATTCTGGCAAAGCGTAAACCGTTGGCGTTGGCCACTTCATCAGCATAATCCGAATTGAGCGCACCGATGACCTCTTGCGAGCGGTTGAGTGCATCGGGAGTTACCGAAAGCAAATCAACGCGAATCGTTTCTTGAGTGTGTTGGTGAGTCGTGCTCGTAACCGTTGCTGCATAGCTGTGCTTTTTGCCCGTTGCATATTGACGTGCATTGACTTGCGACACAATGACGTACAAGCGGTTGTCTTTTGGGATATTGATTTTCTGATTGTAAATCCAAATCTGGTCACTGCTTAGATTCATGAATTGCTTCACGACGTCGCAAACGAGCGTCAAAGTTGAAACGCTCATGTGAATGCCTCCGCAATTTCGTATTCAAAATAACCGTAGTCCACGTAGTCGGAAACTGCGAGCACTCGGTAGCGTTTCGTTTTCCAAATGATTTCGTCGTCTAAGGCGAGCTGCAAATCGGTAGTCGAGTGAACCGTGAACCAACGCCATTGACGTTGACCCTCGGACTTAATTTCAAGCTGTTCAGCTCGCATGGGCTGGATGACACCCTTGAATGCAATTGTGCTTTTAGTTTCCACGAGCTGATAGTTGACGATTGATTTCGTAATACGGTCAAACGTGAAAGGTTGCGTCCACGCTCTAACGGCATTCGACAAATTCGGCAATGCCATCAAACCACCTCATACTTAATAGAGCGTTCGAGTTGTCCGGTGTCTTGCAAGATTTTCGGGTTAAATTCTTTTTTAGAATTCGGATACATTTCATCAAACCGCTCGCGTTTCATCCAATACGTTGAGTCAGCGATTTCTGGCCACTTGCCGAAACCTTCTGTTTCAAAACACTCCCCAATGTATTCCTGCCACTTTGCACCGAGCTGGTTATAAACGTCTTTGGTTTTGCCGGCCATGACTTTTTTGAGAATAGCTAGCTCATTTGATTCGATGAACGCCGACATATCTTCCCCGCGTTCTTCATAGGTCAATCGAAAAAACGAACGCTCAGGTATGCGACCATCACGACTGCCGAACTCATGCACAGCGGCTAGTTTTGCGTTCGTCATCCCTGAATCGTCGTCATTGTCGCGATTGTTTTTTGCGGAAAGAACGCCGACCTTTGCGTAATGCTTGCCGAGGTCAGCTTTCATACGTTTCGTGTATTTGTCGAGATTTTTTAGATCGAGTTTTACTTCCACGGCCAGAACTCCTTATTGAGTTGTGGCACCGGCATACACGGCAATGCCAGCAACTAGACGTGGGCGAATTAGCGAACAAAACTTAAGCCCGTAGCGGGTGTTGGCAAATTGCGAAAGGTACGCGCTTTTGCTCACCCACTCCGGAACTTGATAGGACTCACTCACTGAACCGACTGAGCGACTTGAAACCGGAAACGTGCTCACGGAATCAAGTCCTTGCTGCGATGCTTGAATATCACTCACAAGGTAATGAGCCGCTAGATACAGGAAAGCAATTTTGAGCTGCTCCTGTGACGCCCACAGACCCTCGTTAAAGTTTACCTTAGCTTCGTCATACGCTTTCGTGATGTCAGCATCGACAACTGTACCCACGGCAACAACTGCACCGTAGGTAAAGTCACGATAGAAGTGCGCTTTGAAGTCAGCGACTGTTATATCAGCAACACCAGCCATCAGAGCGCACTCCTATCATCAAAGAGCAATTGCGTGCGAGAAATAAAGTGTTTCTTTTTCGCGCAAGAATGTAACGCCGCTAAATTGTCCATATGCCGAGTTAACCCAGCTGAAACCATCTTCGGAACCGGCTTGTGTCACTGTGTAGTCGATTGGCAAGTTCATTACCAGCGATGTTGGGTCGTCAACTGTCAGAACATAGCGGTTCACTGCGAGCGGGTTATTGTCTTTGTCGGCGTAAGCGCAAGGCATAATCTGGAAGCTTTGGTTGCCTGTGAGCGATTTAAACATTTCGTCGATGATTTGCATACGAGTTTTCATCGGGAAAGTAATGTCTGGGAACGTGTGCAAGCCGTTGTATTCCCCTTCAGGGATGATGAACTTGCTTGGTTTTGCGGTACGAGCGCAGTTAGCTCTGTATTTCTCATAAACCGCACCGATAAATACTTGGAGCTCCGCTTCAGTCATCGCCTTGATTGGCTTTGCGATTGTGGTCGTGTCGTTTGCGACGCCAGCGCCATTCAAAAGACCACCGATACCGGAATCATTTTCGAGTCCGAGGAATGCGATTTTCTGAAGACCCAAGTCCCATGATTTCTTTCGGGCAACTTCACGCGCTTCGATGAGCGAGAAGATGTTGTTCGCTTTTGCAGCTTGTTCGAGCTCGATAACAGACCATTCGATATTTTTTGCCCAGAACTGAGTGCTTTGTTTCACAGCATCAAACACTGCGTCGGATTGGCCGCGTTGAGCGCGGTTCGAGTTGGAACCAATCAGGCCTTTCTCAAAGCCGTCATCCTTGGAGAATGAACGCCAGTTGAGGATGTCATAGTCGAACGCACCGACTCCGGGAACAACTGGAACGTAGTCCGCAAAAGGAATTTCGTAAAACTTTTGCTCGGAAACTTTCTGAGCAACGGCAGTCAGCGTGGTGATAATCTGGCGAGCGCCTTGTGCGTTATTAAGTATCATTGGCTTGTACATTTTTTAAACTCCTTTTTATTTATATTTAGGCTTTGACCAACACGCGGATAAGGTCACCATCAGCAGCAGCTTTGCTAAGAGCGAGGCCAACCAACTTCTCACCAGCACCGAGTGCGGTCACTTTCTTAGCGGCTGGGTCATAAGCGAGTTCAGCTCCGACGCTCAACGCACCATCAGCTTCACAAACGACGACCGAGCCGAGGATGCCGATTTCAAGTTTTTCGCCGACAGCGAATGATTCGACAATTGGGTTAGTCAACACTACGCCGAAATATGCAGCTGTTTCGTCCGCACCGACTGCAACGTAGGGCATTTCGCCCGCCGGAGTTGCGCTGGACAATACAACTAACTCACCCGGAAGCAGAATGTCTGAAGCGGTTGCAGAATAAAACTGAACGCTCATGACGTTGCTGACTTCACCGGCAATCTTTGAGCCTTTGAGTGTTTCGAGAGCAAATTGGTTCTGATTCAATGCCATGACTAATATCTCCTTTTATTTATTTCTTGGTACCATAACGTGAGCGACCCAATGCAGCGCGTTCGTGAATTGTTTGATAGCCGCTCGCGCCATTGTCCATGATTGATTTGAAACTTGCTTGCTTGAGGGCGTTGAAGCGTTCATTGGTTTGCTTCAGGCCATCGGCAAAGCTCAACGAGTTCATTTTCTCGTCTTCGTCTTTCATTTGTTCTTTTTCTTCTTTTTCTTCTTCGTCTTCATTCATTTTCTCGGAATCGCTTTCTTGCTCAAGTGCAGGTTCTTCCTCTTCCTTTTCGGGAGCTTCGATTTCGATTTCGACTTGATTTTCAGATTCTTCTTTTTCAAGTTCAGCCAACAAAGCGTCAACCTCAGCGTTCATTTTCTCTTCTTCGTCTTCCTGCATGACAACGTGCTCAACATCCACTGGTTGAGCCTTTGCTTGTTTGTACGCTTGAACTAATTCGTTAAGCGCAACTTTCTCACCGTCGACTTCGATTTCCATTTCCGAGGAATTTTCTTTCACTTCCTCAGATTTTGTCCTGAACAACTTAAACATACTGACTCCTTTTAAAGCGATACTCTCTTTAAGCGTAAGTGAGGCCTTTGTTGATTGCAAGTTACGAGAGTTGTAGAACTTGGGGTTCACGGCCATCTCGTACCGAGGATGTTCAACAATAGCGAGGTGAAGGTACTTTCCATCCTCAATCGTTGCGTCAAAATCGACTGCATTCAGGGTGCCCCCCGCTCCTTTGCTGACCACCTCATATGAGGTCGAAACACCCCAACCGCTTTCGAGCTTCTGAATCGCCTCCTCTGTTTCGACTACGCAATGAGCCATCCACAGGTCGGTGTCCGTATCATAGTGCATGTCAGCCACGCGGCCACAGACAATCTGCTCAAGCTGATTTTCGAGTTCAGACTGTTCAACGTGGTCTATGATGAGCGGAATACCGAAGGCCGTTTGAGCCATTTTCTCTAAAGACGATTGAGGCACGTTGACCCGCTCGTCCTCGTATTGGCAAAGCCCTGCTCGCATACACGGTATGACAAACGTCTTTGCGTTGACCATTTTTTTCATTTTATGGCGCTCCATGGACGTTCTAAATTTTCAGCAATGCTTATTAGATGTCTAATCATGGTAAGCCATGTAGACGGCATCTTGAACTAGACCGATAGCTTTTTTGATTTCTGGATATTTTAATACTGGGTAAGCTCGCTGCAGTTCATCCAACGCTCGGTCGAGCTGTTTAGCGGCCATCGCTATTTTGGGGTCCTTGGCATTCTTTTTCTCGTCGAGTTTTTCGAGAGCCTTCAGCTTAACTTCCGGTGCGGCGTTGCTCTTGATGATTGCGATTTTCTTAGCTTCAATTGACATAACTTTCTCCTTAAATGATTCTATCTACTATAGGCACTGCCTGACATCTGCATCCAAAATCTTCTCCGGGATTGACTGTATTACCTTCACTGTTCCGAGGCTTGAGAGCTCCGTTCTGCCCTTTGTCCTTGTCCCAGTAAAAGATTTTCCCATGTGCTTCGGCATGGCTATCACGGGTGCGACCGTCGCCCGTCTTACCCCCGATTGCCTTCCATTTATACCGAGTCACTCCCGCATCAAGGTATAGTAACTGTTTTTGCTGTGAAGTGAATAGAGCGGTTTCTTGTCTCGCAATGAACCGAGCGCGGGTGTCGCTGACTTTAAGTCTGGACTGAACATATTCCCTCAATTGCACACGGTCCATGCCGTCTCGTATCTTCGGAAGCACACTTTTGCGAAATCGGTTCACCTCATCGTCAATGAATCCGACAATCGAAAGCTTGACATTTTCAGTATACGCTT